CCCTTATATATGCATCAACCGTTATGATTCGGTTATGGATTGTATAATAAGTGTTGGGATAGAACCCTTATCTAATTTGTGTCCGTCGAAATGACGGGCCCTCAGAGTTGGACAAGTCCATCAATGAACTTCTCAATGCGCTCTCTGGCGCCACTCTGAACGCTCGCGGCATCAGCTGTGGATGCCTCGAGATGAGCCAGCACGACCGGACTGATTACACCTGCCCCTGGGCGGTCGGCGAGCGGAGTTAGGTCGGTCCGAAGATCCTCCCACCCCTCCGCCACCGACATCTCGGCCAATGTTTCGTTGAGAAGTGCCGCCACGGCCGCCCCCTCTGCCTCCTCCTCTGGTGAAACCTCCTCTCCCTTGAGATAGGCGGCCACCTTCGGCTTCATTAGGAGATTGGCAGTCGCGCGCCGCATCTTGCTGCACATAACTCCGAGAAAATCCTGGTACGCTTCCAGGTCTTTGCGCACCGTGGGCCAGGCTGTTCCCTGGGGGTCGATTTCCTTCGACACCAGTGACATCAACAACGCCAGAGTATTTGGCGTGTTTTCCAGCAGCTCGTAGGATGATTGACTCATTGTGAACTATACGATGGTCCACTGCCCCTGTGACCGGTAACCCATCTGCATCCAGTGTGTTCTTAAGTAGAGATTCTTGCTCTCTGTCAACTGTGGGTACCGCCCAGGGGTCTTTCAGAGTGCTTAGGTGTTGTTCCAATTCCTGGATGAGCTCAACGGATAGGCCGGTGCGGGCTGATGTGCACTGCCTCATCAAATCCTCATCCTCTACACTCTGTGGCCAAAAGCTATCGCCATGTATCCAATAAGGTTTTTCCTTAAAGTAGCTCTTCCTTGCCGTTCTCTTCTCCATTGACCCACACTTATCCAAATATAATCGATACATGGCATGACAGTAGGCTCCCGTCAGTGGTGACAATTTATCAGTGACTAGGTAGCCAGTAACTCTGTCGACTGCAGCGTCCGCGATAGGGATGTTGGGATCGCGGCTAGTAAGGTGCAGTTTTTGCCAGGTTCGCAGGGGGTCTTGGAAAGAGGTAAGGGTGTTAACGGGGTCCGGAAAGACCCGGGCCAGAAAGACGAGTCCCTCATCAGGTCGATATTCTTCCAATTTAACTTTCAACCCGAGGTCAACGGCCACCTTGTTTATGGCCGCCTTGTACTGAGCGTCAGCCAAACCATCATCACCGAACTCTGGTCCCAAGAGTTCAAAACATTCCTTAGGCGTGAGCTCGGGTCGGGTCATACGAATCGCACTGTACTGCACGAAGCCGGCTATCTCGGTGTTCCCATCACAAGTGATAGGGGAGCCGCTTCGCACGCCACAACCGGCCAGGTAGCTAAATCCAAACAGTTTGGACCTAGCGGGACAAGAGATCAGCATCCGGAGATAAGCGGCCAGCTCGGGACTTCCGTTGAAGTATTTCAACAAGACAGCATTCGAAATGTGTCTTTGAATCCAAGCTGAAACCGAACCATCCAGGTTGCTGAAGTCAATCCCTACGGGCTTACCGGTAACAGTGGCAAAATCTTGAACCAATTGAGCAATGGCAATGGGGGTCTTCCCAGGGCAAAACCAATGCGAGTTGTGTTCAGCGTGCAGTACCTCGTCGCGAAATTTCAGGGAGTATGATGAAAACTTCAAAAGGTACCTCATATCTGGGAATGATGATATTATCCTGGCGGGCTTGTTGCCAGGTTCATTCTTTATGAAGCACTCAATGAGTTGACGAACTGGACAGTCAACTGTCTCCCATATCTGC